AGATGCACTTCGTTGAAATACTAATTGAAATGCATTTGCTGCATCGTTAGAACTGAATGCTACAGGATTTCCATCTGCAGAAGTTTTTGCTGCAGATCCATTAACTTGTAATCTATGTGATGGATTATTGGTTCCTATGCCGACATTAGCTGCCATAGTAGCAGTTATAATATTGTCAACGCCAAAGCCGCCTATTGTAATATAATTACTATTTGATCCAGCTCCTTGATATCTAAATCCAAAATATCCAGAATTTTTAGCTGATAGCGCATTGCCTATGATGTTAATAATGTGAGCGTTTGCTTCGTTAGGAGCTAATCCAGATGTCAACCAATGGTAACCCCCGCTATTTAAATTAGAAGTTGACGTTACTTTAGTAACTTCTGTTCCATTAGATCCAGCACCAGATACAACAAATTTACGATCAGGATTTGTGGTTCCTATGCCGACATTACCACTTGAATTTATACGAACTCTTTCTGTATTTCCTGTAAAGAATATTATATCTGTATTTTCATAGTTTCTAATTTCAATATTATTTGAACCATCATATCCTAGAACAAAACCATCAGCAGCAGTTGCTCCAGTAGAAGTATTTGTAATCTTAATGGATCCACCAGTTGAACCAGTGTCAGATATTGCTATTTGATTTCCGCCAGTACCACTAACGTGAAGTTTTGCTGATGGATTTGTGATTCCTATGCCGACATTACCACCAAAATATGCTTTCTTTGTAGAAGTGCTTTGGCTATTTCCAGCATTAATAAAGAAATCTAGAATATTATTTTCATCTTCACAATAAATTGGATAAACATCATCGCCTGCATCATTACTATAATCTGTAATGTGCATTAATACTGAATTTCCAGTATTATATGATTGATTATATTCTCCTCCTATTACGAAAGTTTTATTATATGCAGATACTGCACTTCCTACTGTTCCCCCACTATACCCTCTTAAATTTAAGATTCCTGTTGGATTTGTGGTTCCTATGCCGACATTAGTACCTTCAATACTCAACCCACTATTAGTTCCACCATTATAATTGTATCTTAATCTAACATTAGTGCTTCCGAAATCAATGCCCGCAGTATCTAAATTTGCAAGTGTACTTACACCGTCTGCAATAACTATATTTTTATCATCTATACTTAACGTTGTTGAATTAATAGTTGTTGTAGAACCATTAACTGTTAGGTTGCCCGCAACTGTTAAATTGCCTGAAGTATCCCAAGATGGGCCGCCTGTAGATAATTTTATAGGAGTTACTGTGAGATCTGCAGGAGTTCCAACATCAACAATATTGCCATATGATATAATAAAACAACTTGTATTGACTAGAGGTGCAACTGCAAAAATAATAGTATTATAGTTTATTCTAAACCCAGTATTTCCTGTTGAGTCTGGTTTTTGTATGACACCACCGAGAGATACTAGAAGATGCCCACTAGAAACTGGATAAAAATTCGATGTTACTCCACCAGTTGTTCTAGTCAAATTAAATGTAGTTAAAGATCCATTAAACTGAGACTCTATTGAGTTCAGAATAATGACTTCTCCAGGAGTAGGGCTGCGACCAATATATGACATGAGTTTTTAACTATAATAAGTATTTTTAAAATATTTATTTTATTTGTACCATCTGAATAGATCCAGCACTCCTCCTAACAGGACCTCGACTCCAGAAATAAAATTAATTTTTGTATCAAATCGTAAATCATCAGTTAGTAATGATACAGTCCCAGTATTAGTGATTCCTGTTGGTATTGCAATTGGTTCTTTTATAGTTTTTATTAATTGAGCTTTAGTTTGAATCATGTTTAATCACATCAAGTTTGCTCTAATACACTCACAATAGCATCTATGCTTGATGCAATATCTGAGGATATTTGGATTTTATCTCCAGTTTGCAAAATAATTTTATTACCTGCATTAAATTCAAATGCAGATCCGTTTGGGATTGGAATATTGCGAATTAAATATACATCATCATTTGCTCCAGATTTATTAATGATGACGTTACCATTAACCTGGTCTCCAGTTATATTGGCAAGATTGCAACCAATGACTACCGCAGTTGTTGAAGCGGGGACTGTGTATACATCAGTTGTTGATGTGCCAATTGAAGTTTTTGTATAACTTTTAAATACATTTGCCATTATTTCAACCCAACGCAATTGCTAACGCGAGTGCATCGTCTAAAGATCTCTGTTGCAAATCTATGATAGTGTCTCCTACTGCTCCTGTTCCTTGTCTTAGGTAAAGTTTCCCGTCAGCAGTATTGATTGCTAACTCTCTAAGAGCAAGATTTGAAGTTGTTGGTGCTTGACCAGTTACAGAGCTCGACTTAAGTTTAATTGTTGTTGCCATTGATCTCAATTCTCCAAACTAGGTATATACCTACAAAAAAGGAGGGATATATATCCCTCCTTTATTTATATCAATTATTTATCACTCTTCAGTTGGTGTTTCTTCTGGTTGAGATTCTTCAACTTTTGAAGCATATCTTAATTTAAGTTCTTCATCATATGAATAATATACATGTTTTGGTGTGTTTAGATCGTATTGTAGTTCTTGTGTCATTTTAATTGCCTCCTTAGATTGATCTTCTTGTGGAACATTTTGTGTTTGCTTGGAAATCAGTACCTGATGCAATGTTATTTACAATGATTCCTAGATTTGGCCACCAAATTTTTGTAATTGCACCCGAACCATCAAGAGAACCACTAACTGCAGTACCAGAGCTTGCAGCTGCAGGAATTGTTCTTAGATGACCTCTGACAACTTTGAATGATGCATCATTGATTTGAATGATTTCCATCATCTCGGTATTAATTGAAATTACACCACCACTGATCTTGTCATATGAACCCGCAAGTGTAATTGTATCTTGTGTAGCATTAATAGCTGATGCAAGTGTAACACCACTTAGCCCATTTGGAGCAGTTTCTGGGTCAAGAATTCCAGCAATTCTATAGAATGATGTATAGTATTGGTTCTCTGGATACCAATCAAATTGCGTTGTAAAGTTGTTGAAGGTATTACTTCTACCACCATAAGTCATGGTAGAGAACTTACCCTGGAAACCTTGGGATGCGGTGAACGACCCCTGGGACCAGGCGGCCCATACACTGTATTGGTCCTGACGGAGCTCTAATCCATTTCTGTTACCCATCATATATCTTATACTTGGACCCCTAAATTTCCAGTTATCAACATCAGTTCCAACAGGAGCAGTGAAACCATCTTGAACAGCAGTCCAAACTTTATTAGTCTTATCAAATGTATCAAGTGAGTTGAAATCTGCTGGAGCAATATCAGTTCCACCATACCAAGCACCACCAGTTCCTACAGTACCACGCCAAGCGTTTAAGTTTCTGGAAACACCTGTTAGAGTATGTGTGCCGTTACCATTATCAGTTTTTCCAGTGTAGGAAATTGTTTCAATACCAGCAATTAGAGCTTTTCCAGAACTTGGGAATGCAGCTGCAGCAATTGCTACATTTGAGTTGAGAGTGGTTGAACCAATCGTTATTGTGTTAGCAGTGGTGCTAATATTACTTGCGATAGCAGTTCCGTGCATTCTACCATCAACACCTATAACATCAGTTCCATTTGCCAACGTTGTTGGTTCTAAGTGAATGTTGTTACCTGACGTTGAATAATTAAAACTTGGATACGTCACGTAGAATGGATCGGTTTGTGGTATGTTCTCGCTGGTGCGGGGCCCGCCACCAGCGCTCCATTTGCATGATCCAGCCATGTCAAATAGGATAATTGAGTGTCCAATTTCATAACTATTGTAATTAAAATAAGTACTCCACTTCCAATGTTCGTTTCCTCTTAGTCTCAATCCTCTTACATGAACAGCACAGTCCGTACAACGAAAAGTACCACCCTGATATACACCACCAGCAAACATTGATCCATAGTGACCAGAATTAGAAGCACCTACAGTAACTTCGTTAAGATGAAAAGATCCGCCGTTACAATTTATCAGGTTCCCCATTGGTGTTGACGAACCAAATCTTAGCTTATTTCCAGTTGTAACAAAGTTATTGCAGTAATAATAGTAAACATTAGTTCCCGCCGCAGCTGCAGCTGCAGCGGTGGCGTTCGGGCTGGCCGCATCAACTGCTCGGGCAGTAATTTGAATTTTAATACCAATTGGATCATTATAATCAAGTACCGAATAATTTATTACTTCTCCTCCAGATGCTCCAATTCTCAGAGAACCAGTCCTAGGGAAATTAGAATATGCAGAATAATTGTTTGTAATGTATGCAATAGTAGAAGTTGCGGTTATATTTTGAGTAAGAGTTCCACCTGGGTTACTTAAGTAAAAAGCTCGATGATTCAGACCAATCTGCGCGATATACTTTGTAAATCTGTCCCCGATAGCAGAATTATTTTTAATAGTGATTCTCGCAGGGTCAAAATCAGATGATGGGACACCATTTCTAACAAGAGTTTCATCCATACTTAGAATATGGACTTTACTTAAGCTTCCACCTTTCCTTAAAGTCATAGTGCCGTTTGCATGAAAAAGCATAGCATTATCATATGGAGCATAATCAAGACCAACAGAGATACCACGGTATAAGAATACCGATTGATTAAATCTTCCATCATTAATTTGATAAGATCCTAATACACCGCTATTATCACCATTGTCCAGAGTAGCACCATCAATTTCTATTCTTGAATGGAAATCACTGCCTATAAAGTAATATCCAGGTTTCATTTTGAGAAATACAGTATCATTTGCACCGAAACCATTCTTAAATGCCCAAGCAGCTGCTTGATCTAGTCTTGCAAATGGTTTAAACTGTTTTACAGCAGTACCAATTGTGTTGGTGCCTGCCTGTTGTAGTTTTACACCATACTCTTTTGCAGACTTTGGGTTTGGTGTAAAGTTGTTGTTTATATAGTAGTCAATATCTGACGAGGTATAAGAATCAACTTTTCTAGGAGCTTTATATTGAACATTCGAAGAGCCACCTGTTTGATATGGCTCTTCCCACCAATATCTGTTTGCAAGAACAACTACTGTTCCTTGTGCGTGGCTAACCTTCGTTGTAGCAGCAAGAGTTCTTGGATCAGTCGAACCTCTAATACATCCAGTAAAAGAATTTGGTGTGATACCAGTGTAGTAGATACACTCACTAAGAACGTTCTGTGTATTATTTGGATCTTGATACTCTAATTCGATCAAACCGTTTGGTTCAAATCCATCAGTACTTGCAACTGAAATAGATGTAGTATCAGCATTAATACTTGCTGATAGTGTAGTTGTAACAGGTGGTTGGATAAAGATAAAATTCAATGCAGTCGCAGTACCAGTTGTAGTCTGAATACCTTTACTAATTCTCCACTGTTCTAAATCAGAAGGAGTAATATAACCGGCAGAGTCTGAAGTTGTTGTAACACTTGTTGCTTTCTTAACGAAACCATATCCAGTTGCCGAAGCTTCTGGGAAGTTTTTCGTGCCTGTATTTGACATTTCATTTATCAGTATAACAAGTTTACCACTAAGTTTCGTCTCAGCCAGCGAAGTGAGTGATTCGCTAGCTGTGATCTTGGAAGAAATAAAGTTATTCGCAAGGCCTGCGATCTGGCTCTGGAGCTGGGTTTGAAGACCCGATATCTGAGATCCAAACTGTTCTTGCAGTAACAGAGTAGTATTAACGATCAGAGAGTTGGTCAACTGATTAGACATATCAGTATAGTCGATAAGTCTAGTTTCAGAAGAATACTTAACTTTTGGAACATTCAGAGTTTCAGTATCGTCGCTACCAGATCTAATGATTTGGTTTCCGATATAGAATTCACCTTGAGAGTTTGTACCAGTTGAAGCAACAAATCCTCCAGAATGTTCGATGCCCTGAGAATTGATAGTATCATATCTATCAAGAACTTTTGTTTGAACAGATGGGAAACCAGTTGAGTAGTTACCAGGACCATAACCTAGATATTCCCAGGTATGTGAAGATGCACGAATGATAGAAGATCTCTTCAGTGAAACATACTGTGCATTGGTTAGAGCAATCTTTCTTCCAGGCACTGCAGCTTCTTTACCCTTTGCGTTTGCATTTGTATCAGCACCGTATGGAGTTGCAAGAGTTACGCCAGGTGGTAACCCAATTGATGGGAATGCAGCAAGGTAATCTGCAATTGCTTCTCTTGTAATCGAATATAGGTCTGGAGTTGTATATGGATACAGCGATGGATTTGAAGAATCTACATAATTGACTGCAATATCTTTTGATTTTGCATTTGGTCCACTACCTTCAACAAGAACCTTCGAAGTAGCTGCAACTGGGTTCCAAACTGGGTCGTCTTGGTTGATCGTTGGATACAAATAGTTAATGTTCTGAGATACTGGATAATCAGCAGTTGAAGATCCATTAACTGATGTAGTTAGTGCTGAAACATCACCTTTGAGTACGGTTAGGTAATATACACCATCTTGTACACCATACTTGTAATCCTGAGCAATTTCTACTTGATAGATATATAGAGATTTGTTAAATCCACCCTGACCATTTGTGTAGTTGTATGGATATAGAAGGAATCTTCTTTCTGGTGTCTTAGCATTAAGTTCATTCTTGGAAATTTGATATTCTAATCTCCATAGAAGATCACCACCGCCAGTAACGCCTCTAGAGTCATCTAGACGGGTTAGATATGGTTGTTTAATCAAGCCATAAAAGTATTCATATGAATAACTTGTAGTACTTATTATGGTTGGCTGGCCGGTGAGCGGGTTTATGGTTGATGTTGATGTTGTAAATGCAAGCTGTTTGAAGATACCACTAGTTGCGTTTAGAAGACCAGCATCGCCAGTAGCATACGAAGTTGCTGTTGGGGCATAAGTAATCTTAATATATATGAGACCCTCAGTATCGTCAGTTACTGTACCAGTTGTTGATGGAACCCAACCATAACCAACTCTTTCCTCGTTACCATATTGGTTATAGTTTGGATCATGAGAACTTGAGGTAAGTCTGACTGGTTCTTGACGAAGGTTTGAAGCATCTCCTTGTGGAATATCAAGATAAATTCTCTCAACACCAATTAGGTTACTTAGTTTCTTACCAAGAGTATACTGATAACTGTTACCAAATACAAGGTATCTTTTGTAATCTGGAGTAGTTTCAGTGCCATCATTAACTCTAATCTCAGTAATATCTCTCCTCTTGATTGGAGCTCCTAGGAAAATAATTTTAAAGTTTGGATTGTCCTTGTTCAAACCAGTACCAGTGGTCTGACTTTGATTTGCTACACCAAGAGTCTTCTGGGTGTTAACAAATCCTAGACTTACATCATCAATGTTGTCAGAGTTTGCAGGATTGATACCTTTTGGCGGAATAATAGCGGTAATTTTACCTTTATTATTCTGTGGGAAAATACCATCCTGGAAACCAATTGCTCTTAGAGAGGTGTTACCAAAGTTGGAGTTAGAGTTAGTAATTGAAAGGTCTCCACCACTATCTGCTATGAAATGATCTGCAAATCCAACTGCAAACACAGAAACAATTTGGATAACTGCACTGTTAGATGCCTTAATATGGAAATGTCTCCAGGTTTTTCTATATGTTGCTGATGGATTAGTGTGTCTCGAATCATTATTATTAATATTGCCTGTTGCAACACCATTTAAATAAAATGCGCGATCATCTTTTTGTAGGCCAATACCAGTATATTGCGCTACAACCATGGAACGGAAACCAGTTACATCGGCACCATCGGCGTGCATACCACACATGCCCCATACGGAGCGTAGAGAACAGTTAAAAACATATGGAGATGCTGATGCAACACTGTCAATTGTTGCAGCGTTATTTGAGTCACCAACAATTCTAGTTTCTTCAATTCGTTGGAAAAGTTCATAGACACTATTTGGAACACCAGGACCAGGAATAGTATTGTCAAGATGATCAATTTTTCTGTAATATGCTGCAAGATCTCCAACTGAAGCAAATTTAAATCCTACAAGTTTATGGTGGGATCGATCTGCATTTGCATATTGTTGTACTTGATTATAAAATGGTTGATTATTTGAGTCTTTGATTGTGATTTGCCAAATATAGCATCCACCAGTAAGTCTAAAAATAGCACCTTCAGTTCCAGTATCTGCATCAGGAACATACTTTGGTCTAATAACAGTTTTTCTGAGGTCCATACCAACAATGGAAGTACCTCTTGGAAGAATTATACCACCATTAGCTGCATTAAATTTATAAAAATCTCCAGCAGTTAGTGCATCTGTTGTAATCTGCGAAGAGTAATCTCCTTGCCAAGATTCTGATGGAGATGCAGTATTATAACTTCCTTGGAATACGCCAGGTCTATTATCAACTTCGTATTGACCAGGATACAAAATAATAGTAAAGAATTCAAACCTATCAGCACCCGCTTGCCCAGCTACCGATCCTGTTCCAGGGACATAACTTCTACGACCAGCTTCAATAAGAGCACGTTCAATACTTTTAAATGGTCTGTTTAAATTTTCGCCATTGTTTGATAGTGTGTCATCAGCTTTTGAATCGTTACAATTAACATATAGAGTTTTGCCAGTAGGAGGACTAGTTGGTGTTCCAGTTGAATCAGTAACAGGGATATATACTGGATTTGTAACAGTGCCTAAAGTCACTTCTCCGTTAGGACCAATTTTTAGTCTTTCAACACCGTTAGTAGCAAACGAGAGTGTTTTATCTGCAGGGCTGTAAATACCAGTACCACTAGCTCCTTCAAATGTTATAGCGGGCGATGAAGGGTTATTTTCTTGGTCAAATGTTATTTTTACACCTGGTGCTATACCACCAGTTGTAACTCTAGTTAATGCCATAAAACTATCTCCAATGAGAAATAAGTATGCTTGATTTTATTTATAGTCTTCTATATTATATTAACAAATATTTTTTTAGAATAAAAAAATTTATTCCGTTATTTTTTATTAATCTTGCGGTAAATCTTCTGGGTTTTCAAGTTCCAATTCGAACATCAATGGATGTGCTTGCTCATCAATTAAATAAAATGATGATTTATATAAATCTTCTGGTTCAAAAGTACGTTGTTTATCTGCTGCTTCTAAACATGCAATATCATATATTACTTCTTCATCCAACTCATCAAAAGTGAATGGTATTTCATTGATAAAGTACATTTTTACAATCTGAGAACCATTGTTATACCAACAATAAGCATGAGATATTCTGTACTTCATGGAAATCCTGGCCAGATTCACTATTTAATACATATAGGGCGAGGGAGACTTGAACTCCCACGGGCATAAGCCCAACAGATTTTAAGTCTGGTGTGTCTACCGATTTCACCACCGCCCCAAAAAACTCGAAAAGGCCACGGACCAATTTTTGGCCGGGAATTTTTTTCGGAGATTTTGGTAAACAGAATTCAATTTTCGCCTAGAGAAGACTGAAGTCTAAATTTTAGTACGAGTTCCGCATTTTGTCAATAAACATACTCAATCATCTCTTCTGTAAGATCTTCATGAGAATTTATAAACTCACACATATTTGTAAATTCTTCTGACGTATTATTCTCTACAGAAAGCACTTCTCCATTATCACTATACATGGTTATAACTCTACTTAAAATATTTACTTCAACTTTTCGCAATTTAGAAATTGGATTGATAAGCATGATAGAAGACTCTCCCTGATTTCTCATCTATCTTACCATGGATTTCAGAATGCGTCAAGTCATTAGTTGATAGAGACTATTGGTGCAGTGATTTTAAGAATTGCTGCAGAAGATTCAAAAAGAACTCCTACGGCAGTATCAAAAAATAATCCTGTTGTATCTTTAAATGCAGCTGCGGCAATAGAATCAAAATACGCTCCTTGTTTTGTAAATGCTGTGACACCAAGAGTATTTTCTTGATCAATGCCAAATTTATTCTCTGTCCATGCACCAAGACCAATTTGATTATCAGATCCTCCCCACCATTCATTCTCAAGTCCAGTTTGAAATACGTTTGACAACCCTAAACCAGTTTCAAAATTGGTTCCAATTCTTGCATAAAGATTGTTTCCTGCAACCAATTTAAGTTTATTCAATCCAACAAAATTATTTTGAAACAATGTAGTCACATTATGAGATCCCAAACAGAAATGATTTTGTTCTGTAGTCCATGAAGTTATAATAGGAGAAAAAATTTCATATTGACCAGAGCATGAGACACCTAACTTAGATGCAACTAATGCAAAACCATTGTTAGCTTCAAGTCTAGAATCATTTTTAAAATAGGTAGTATGTTCACCAGCATATGAAAGTTTACTTTCTCTATTTACTGACATGTTATACATTCCAAGAACCTCAACATGCATATCTCTTCCAACTTTGAGATGGTAATCTCCATCAATTACCATTTTATAGTTGCCATGAACAATAATTTCTTCATCTTTAATAGTAACCTCCGTCTTTTTAGATGAATTGGTAATTCTAACATCTCCATTATCATACACATGAATGCCAGATTTACTAGGTCCATGTTCAATTACTAGTCTAGAATTATATGGAGTATCATCCATCATCACCATTGTACCAGTTTCTGAAAAAGTTCCGATTATTTTAGAGTACTCTGGATTAATTCTTCCTGGTATACCAGAGATATCAATATCATATCCTCCAATTCCGCCACATCCTCCAAGATTGGCCAGGTCGCACATAGAAAATGTAAGATCAAATGGATCTCTAGTATCTTTGTTGCATCCAATTCCAAGAAGTCCAAAAATAAAATCTAAAATACTAGTAATATTTAGCTGCGATAAATCAGTGAGGGAGGAAAGACTTCCAAGAGCAGAAAATGATTCTATAATTGTATTTACTGTATCAAAAATTTGAGTTCCGAGTTCTACTAATTCAAATATAGTTCCAAACACTGCATCAACTACACACTCAATAGCATCTAAAATACCATTCACAAAATCCATGATTGCAGATTCAATCTGACTCATTAATGCATCGATTAAAGATTCGTCTAATGTGCATAAAATTTGTTTAATAACGAATAATATTATATCTGTCAAAAGTTTACCGAACATTGGAATTGGAGAAATAGCTGCTATACCAATTGCATTTAATATCTGTGTAATTTGACCAGTTATAAAAGCTTTCATTTGGTTAACTACCCACCAAAGAGAATCTTCAATAAATTCTAATACTGTATCAATAGTGGTTTTTATATCTACAAAACTTTGAATGAAGGATCCCGTTGTAAATCCTTCCTTAGATTTTCCAGATTTTCCGCCTTGATATTCTCCCTTGTCAATTAATTTTACAGAGGTTCCTTTCTTGTGTTTTTTGGGAGTAGTACCATCTTGACCACGTTTTGCTAAGACAAATGTTTTGGAATTTTTATTATTATATCCTATCTTTTCTCCATCAACATTTAAGATACCGATACTTGGAAATCCATTAGTACTTTTTACTGGAATTGCCTGTTCCTCAGAATCTAGATCAACTGTTAACGAAGTTTCTCCTGGTTTAATAGTATTCAGTTGCTTCATTGTTAACGAAAGATGATTTAATGCATAACTAATATTAGATGTGAGTGTTTTATCACCAGCATTTTTAGCATCAGCAATTGGTACTTCTTTAACAACACCAGATGGATTTGCTGCAGAGTGTGGCGAAGATGCAGCTGCTGCAGACATTGATGCTTTTCCTGCAAGTGAAGCTTCACTAGCTCCACTATCACTAACATCAGATTTATCTTTTTGGACTGTATTTTCAAATGATCCTGGATAATCCCATCTATTTTGCGATTCTGGATCCACTACATCTTTAATTTTACTAAGTAACGACCCTATAACAATCGGCTGTTGACAATCTGGATAGTCAAGAAAAAATCCTACAACAAAGCTACCAGGTTTTAATTGGTTTGGAGCACTACCAACACCATTGGCACCAGCAGAATCCGTTGGTGCCATTACTAATGCCCAAGGCAAATCTGATGGTTTTTCTTTTGGTCTATGATAACCAAGAATATTTACTTTGACTCTACCAAGTTTTGCATCTTTGTCATCCGAGTTCAATACAGTTCCCATCCACCATCGGAAGTCATCATTACCAATGAAACTAGTGGTTGGTAGTGTAGGATTAGTAGATGCCATAATTAATCATCGTAAATTTTACATTCTAATGCACTTGGATTATCATCACAATACAATTCTAGAGGAGTTGGATCATGGTTATCTTCTGGGTGTCTGGCATGATATCTTTCTAATGCCTCCAGTTCCTCCTCTACATGACGCCTGGATTGAGAGGAAGTCAAAGGATCATCTAAAATTTTTTTATCTTTCTCAATATGATCATCTATTGTTGACATGAGTTCTCCTCAATTTTTGCCCTCTAACATAACTTGACCGCCAGTAGTTACAGGTTGATCTGCTACTGGTTGACCACCGAAAGAATCTCTGGTTAAGGTTACGGTAGTTCTAAGTTCTGATCTATTTATGATGGTATGTTTAATTGTATTAACCATATATCTACCACTAATTCTAGCATCTTCTACAACTTTTTCTTTACTTTTTTGTTCTGGAGATGGTATCGAAACATAAATCATGTTCCCACATCTGTTTTCAAGATCTCCTGGAATATTTATTTCCATATGATTATACTCTAGAAAATAATACCTAAAGAAAACTTTCTCAAAATTTAAATTTGCTGGATCAATATTATTTGTCGATTCAGTATTTTGATCTTCTTTCCATCCCCAGGTATTAATTGTAGTTGGTCTGTATATAAATCTGCTGCCTCGTTTTAACAAATCTACATTACCTTGTACTGTAGTTTTAAATGGTTTTACTTTTTCGGCATGACTACTATTTTCCCAAAATTCATCTGCATTTTTTCTGAATACTCTATAGGATCGATTATTAATATCAACATAGATACACTCATGAGCAAAAGCACCTCGTCTTAAATCATCATACATATCAAAGACTTTTGGAGATGAGTAATTCATAATTCTATATTTTTCATCTGCAGCCCCTGTTCCACCACTGGACTGATTACCTTGAAAGAAAGTATAATTTGTTTTGTCATTTGGATATTGTTTTTGGTCTAAAAGTCTATCAACCGAATTGTAATTAAACCCATCAAAAGTTTCGTAAAATAAGTATCCAATTGAATTTTCTTTGTACTCCGGCACAGATCTTCTTGATAACCAAATGATAGTATCAAAGGGTCTCCAATTTGGTATGTACATATTAAAAGGATATACACTAACATCTGGAGTGGATATTTTTTTAGTTGTAAAATTACTTTGTTGTAAGATTTCTTTTACAAGCTCTTCTGATTTTTTTCCATCAACTCTCTCACATATTCTAAAATTTTCATTTCGCAATCCTTCTAGAGAAACACAACTTAATACATAAGACTGATTTTTTTCTTGCATTGTACGACCATCAATCTTATAGATAAAATATTTTAAATCGTATAATATTTTATTGCTTTTTATAATAATTTGTATCTGTTCTTCTCCCATGAGTGGAAGTTTATTAATTAAGTTTTTTTCAATGTCTTGAATTAAAATAGTGCACTGCAAAGATGCGCTATGAATACTTTCATATAAAGTAATTTCCTTAACAAGTAGTTTGATATCTATTTTTTCTTCAAAGTGAGGATACAACCAAACTTCTTTGAGAGAAAAATCTCCAGGAAAATCTCCAGCCATTATAGTTTATTTAACACATCTGTTGTTGTTATAAAAGTATTTATTGGTAATGGAGTAATAGTTAAAGCACCAAAATTAGTTGATCCTTGTTGTATAATTGTAGTGTTTGAAATCTTGGATGTAATTGAACTCATTTTTTTATCCAAAGTAAAGTTGGAGCTCATACTTGGTAGAGCAGAAGATGGTGGTGGAGCAGAAGGAGTGGTCGGAGCAGACCCAGACCCTCCCCCACCTGTCATTCCAAGATTTGCCATTAAATATTTTAATTGTTCTATACTTGCCCCCGATCCCATGAATCCTGGATCAACCTTTTCTTCTTTTTTATCATCTGATGCCGGAGAATCTGTCTGTGATGAAGAATTTGAAGCGGGCCCACTACTTTGATCACCAAGATCATCAACCTTTCCAGCACCTTTACCAAGTAAATTTATGAGCATTTTTGAAGGTTTAATTTCTTGATATTGTTTCCAAAAATCTTTATCTGCTTTAGTTCCAGCAGCTCCCCCAACATCAATACCTATACAACCAGCAGTTCCATTGTTTCCAATATCATTATGAAACATTAAACCACTTCTGCTACCCAATGAACCACTAGAGTTACCAATATAAACAGACCAATCTCCTAATCCTGCCATAATATGTCCATGATAATCAGCACCAACTAAAGAATATGTACCATCTGGATGGGGAGACATTTTTGTATGGAAACGATCTTTTTGTGAGACATTACGCTTACTTGATATTCCTGATCTTGCCTTATAAGATTTTCCTACCTTGGCACCACCTTGATACATTGAAAGTGTTCCTGTCCATCCAGAACCATCACCATCAACTTTTATCATTCCTCCTCCCGCCAGGGATTGAAGTATCATAGACATTTTCTTTTTACGATCAGTTATAGCTTCTTCATTGGGAATAAAATTAAAATCTTTCATGGATGGTTGAACCATACCACTTTTAGGATTATATTCTCCTCCACCACTCATGAACAGTGGAATGATGCCACCAGCAGATGCTAATTTAACTCCACTGAAGGAAGGAACTTTTGCAATTCCTTTACCAGAATAATTAAAATCCCATCCAAAATAATTATCACCACGTTTTCTTTGAATCTGACCTCTTCTTGCACGCTTTGAATATCCAGTAAAATCTGTTCTACCTTGAACAAATTCTGCCGCTTTTGCTTGAAGACCAGAATTTGTAATTGCTTTTGCAGCAGATGCAACATGATTTTCAGATGCGCCAACTGCAGCTGCTGCCGATTTAATGTCACTAATATTCAACCACTGTGGATTTGGGTTTCCATCACCCCTAGTTGGTCCATTTGGATATCTCCATGTTGGTTCGTACTGCCATGTACTGATGAGAAGATCTTTTATAGTTTTTCCACCATAAGCTCCAGAAGCTAGTCTATTATAGATTGATTGAGCAACGTCTGCTTGACCCTGAGGATCTCCATCTTCTCTGGAAGCAACTGCAGCAAGAGTCCAGAAATCTGCACTCTTACCCTGAGGTATTGGACCAGTAGGTACTGGAGCTGGTTTGTCTCCATTAGAGGCATCATCTTTTTCTGACTTATCCTTCTGGTCATCTTCATCCGAATCTTCGGCCGAATCACTTGGGTATTCATCTCCCGCTTGAAATTCTGCAGCAGATGCAGGGCCCATCAATAAATTTGCACCTTTACCTAACCCACTTGCAAATGTATCCTTAGTAAATCCAAATATTCTGATGAATGGATTAAACATTTGTAATGCTATTGGACCCATAAGAGCACCAACAGAACCCATGGATTTTAATACCCCAAGAGTTCCACCAATAACGGCAGAAGCTACTGTTTTATACGGCATTAATATTGTTGAAGCAAGTTTATTAACAGGAATAACTACTTCTTCCCCGTGTAATGTAACCTTATATCCAGAATCTGGTCCAGATGCAATACCACCAGTGTTCAACTGAGGCATAGACTTTTGAATTGTCTTGCCAAGAGGTGCAATTACTCCATCATATAACCAACCAGCTAACCAATCTCCCAACAAACCTCCGGCAAGACCACCGAGAACAGTTCCAGCACCAGGAATAATACTACCTAAAGCACCAACAACAAATGTGCCAAGAGTAGCACCAATCGCCTTTACTACTGCCTTATCAATAGGATCTCCCAAGAACATATTGATTGGAATTGCTAATAGAGTACCAACTACAGGAACTCTTTTAACAAAACCAGCTAAAGGCCTAACAACTGTTTTAATTATAGTTTTTGCAATCGGTTTAATAAATTTGGTTATACCTTTACCAAATACTTTTAAGAATATTCTTTGAACAGCTCCCTGTATTCCTTTCTTGAACAAACTTGCAGCAGTTGGGAATATTTTTTTTACTGCATCTCCAGCTTTACTAAGATTTTTTCCACTAAGAGCTTTAAATAAATCTTTAAAATTTCCTATATTTTTGTAAGCCCACTTCAAATCACCAAGTAGTTTCAGTGGGTTTAGAATTCTTCTGAATAGAAAAATTCCAAATAACATCTCAAAGAATCCAAAGATTCTTTCAAGAATACTTCCACCGCCAAATAGTTTTGTGAAACCACCAAGTGTTGCATTCACTGCAGTTCCAACGAAGAATGAAAATACTTTGAATACTCCCATCAAACCCTTAACCATTAACAAAACAGCTTCTTTATTTTCTGGTTTTGAAATCCAATCTAAAATTCCATATGTAAGTATGGCTTTGAGAATACTAAACAAACCAAATCCAACCTTCTCTGCTGCTTTCTTTCCTACTTTATTAAGAAATTTAGATCCAAATCGACCACCAGAAGATTCCATAGATTGTTCTTCTGATTTTTTGCTTTCTCTTTCTTTTACTTTTTTTTGAGTTTCTGCATACTTTGACTCAAGTCTAACTCTTTCAGAACGCATCTGAAATAAATTATTAACCAACTTGGTTAATAATTCTAATTTCAAACCAAGTTTATCGTTCTGTTGTTTAACTAGTGCCGATTCTTTTTTAATTCTATCTCGTTCTAATTTATCTCTTTTAACTAATGCAGATTGAGGTTTGATTGGGGGTTTTTTAGTTCCTTTTTTGGTCGCCGAAGCATATCCCATACCCATGGATTTTTTAAATGCTTTCTTTCTCTCCTCTGAGGTTAAATACTTTCCAGTGGTTGGATCAATACCAGTGTTAAGAATTGAATTTAAATCCATGGATATTAGAAGTTAAAGGGATATGTTGCCCATTTTCCATCTTTGGGAAGAGTTCTGCCCAGATTTCCCGATTCTATCATTGACGTTGCACTAGAAATATCTTTATTTTCTGATGCAATAACTTGGACACCACCTGGTTTTCCAGCACCAGCAAAAGACTGCGCTACAATATTTTTAGTTTGAACATCACTAAGTTGTTGCCCACTACTACTCATGCCAAGATTTGCCATCAAGTATTTTAATTGAGCCTCACTTGCTCCAGAACCCATGAATCCAGAAGATGCAGCGCCCCCCGATGAAGAAGTATCTCCCCCAGCTGCGGCACCAGTAGAGCCCGCAGCCTCACTACCAGCACCAGTATCTCCAACATCGCCGCCAGGACCACTAGCAAATCCTAGGTGTAAATGAGTTGGGTGTCCGCCGATGGCACCACCTTTACTTCCCTCACCAGCAAACCAAGATCCCCATGGATCATGAATAATTTGAGTTAGTTTTAATTCATTTCTCTTTTGATATAAAGCTTCTGCCAGCTGTTTAGTTCTTCCCAACCAATCACCAGATCTCCAGTCAGTAACATCTAATGCAAGTTTTTTGTAATGCAAACTTCCATTACTATGTCCCCCTACTCTTTGATTTCCAGAAGGATCAAAGGATCTACCAGCAAAGTTTGGGTGTTCTTTTACAGTGAACCCCTTTGATATAAGTTGTTTGCCAACATTAATTACAGCCGGGAGACCTCCAGTACTTGGGTTTTGACCACTTCCTTTAGTCACTGTTGGTTCGGCGGCAGTATTATGAACTGGTCCACCTGATGCATATGGTAATGCATATCCACCAGATTTAGCCTCACGTATTCTTCTACCAATCAATCCACCATTACTTCTGGTAGCAGGAGTGTCATATGGGATTATGAATGCACTGTTCAGTGATCCACCATTAGCTTTTCTAAATCCAACCCACTCAGTTCCATGTCCAATAAAGGCAGTTGACATTCCACCATCTAGAGAAACTGGATATCCAGACTGTGGTCCAGAAATCCAACCACCTTTAGCTTTAGTTGGTGGTGAAGATTCAAAAGGTATAGTTGGTCCAAATCTATTGTCTGTAGGTTTTTCCCAAGCATCTGAAGTTGCTCCTGTTTTACTTCTACCTTGCCCATCGGTGCCTTTAGACTTTAAGGTAGCCCCCATCTCATAGCTAAAATATCCAACTGGAGTTTGATCCATTCCAGGTAAAATTTTTACTTGTCCAGTCTTTAAATCTCTTACTAAAGGTCCGCCAAGACCAGTTAACATTTGTTTATCACCAGAAGATGTAATATCTGTTAATGGATCTCCTGGTTTTTGCCACATGAATACATCCCCAGATGAATTATACCAATACTTTCGGTTTCCGCCATCTACTGGCATCAATCCTGTTCCTGGTGAATATTCTTTTGTATTTCCTCCACCTCTAGTATTACCAACTATTCTTTCTGTTCCTTTTACTCCCTTAAGAGTTCCATCTTCTCTCATCCCATCAACAGATTTTATACTCTCGATTGCAGTGTTTGTAGACCCGCCGGTTGCACCTCCACCTTGAGCTCCAGATTTAGCAGGTGGATCTGCTGGCGGAGAGTCCCCGGCGGGGCCCCCTGCAGCAGGTTTCTTTTCCTCTTTCTTTTTCTTTTTTTCTTTCTCTTTTTCTTTCCTTTTCTCTGGACTTTTGCCTAATACCATACTTGCAAGAGAAGGTGGTAAGTCAAATTTAGAAATTATATTTTGAAGAATTGGTTTAATAAATGGTCCAATTCCAGGAATTTTTCCAACAGTATTCATTATCAAAGCAATCATTGCGGCACCCACTAACTTAAATGGCATGGTTAGTAAGTTCATAAACATTTTTATGGTTTTTCCAATGTAATTACCTACACCAGAAATTTTAGATAGACCGTCTAAAGGTTCTACCTTAACTCCATCTTTACTAACAACTCCACCTTCTTTTAGTTGTGGAGTTTCATCACCACTCTTATCCCCGCCGCCGAACATATTTTTAATAGCACCTATCGGATTTAATACAGCGCCAGCAACACCTTTAATAAAGTTTGTAGTTTTTTGCAGTGGATTTTCTTGTTTTTGTGGTTGAGGAGCATCTGTACTAGAATTTTCTGTAACCGTTTCTTTTTTTTCTTCTCCTATACCAAAGAAACCTTTGATGGCATTGCCAATTAAATCAGCTGCACCACTCACCAATCCAAACGTTAGAAAATCTATAACAGATTTAATGACATTGGTTGCCATATCTGCAATTGATTTTGGTATATCAAACAAATCTTTTATAAACCCAAGAGGATTTGTCAACCACTTGAGTGAAAATATATTAACTATTGCTTCTATTAATTCGCCAAATACTTTAAAACCTCCCGTCACAAGTTCTTTAACAATATTAAATATTGGACCAAGAAGAAATTTGCCAAGGAATCCTAACAGTTTTCCAACATTCATAAAAAACTGTATTGTATTCTGTATGGCTTTACTATTTTCTGGTTTTGAAATCCATTCTAAAATTTTATACTTAATAAAAGCAGAAACTAAATTTGTAATAAAATCAAAGATACCCGTAAATGCTTTTTTACCGCCTTCTATAATTGGATTTTTATCAGACTTTTCTTTGGAGGTTTCTTGCCCAGATTGTTCTGAGGATCTTGCATCTTTCTCAGAACTTCTAGCAAAATTTAAAATTTGATCTTCAAGTTTTTTTCTATTTTCTTCTTCTATTTCTATTAATTTTTTAAATGCACCAATCAATACATCAAACTTACTAAGTATATCGGAACCGCCAGACTTTACTATTGCAGATGACTTTCTAGATACAAGTGCTCCGCCGCCAGTTGGCACTATAGCTCCTCCCCCTCCGCCGGCAGTTGACCCCTTTACAGCAGATGCAAACCCTTCTACGACACTGACATTAACTGGTTGTACTGTCTGATCTTCTTTATTTCTACCACCAAAGGCTGTTCCAGCGACCCCTCGGATTCCTCTTCCAATAGTAGAACCAATTCCATCACGTACTGCAGCGCCAGTGACACCACGAACTGCAGCGCCAGCGAGACCACGAGCTCCGGCGCCCAGCGCAGCTCTACCAAATAAAGCACCAATTCCTAGCATTTTAACCGCTCATCCTTTGTTTTTGTCTGTCGTTTTCTTCTTTAATGTAGTCAATTAACATTTGAATATAAACTTCTCTTTCCCAAGGAATCATATTATCAAGTTCGGTTAGACTATATTTATGATGTTGCATGAGAGTAAAGTTAACTGCATAAAAATTTTCTATATTCTCATGAGATAGTGCTATGCGAAAAAAGATGCGAGTCCCTCAATTACAATCTCACTCTCAACTCCAGTATTGGGATTTTTAATAGTAACTTTATGAGTAAGTTTTGGCATAGTTTCAAAGAATTTTTGCACACTAATAAATTGTTGCGAGCTCATGCCCTCAAGAAATTCCTTAACTTCTTTTTTAGAAAAATTACTTGTCTCATATACATCTTCACCTTCTACAATTTGAGAGATACATGATCCAGCAATATCAAACACATCATCAACATCTGGGTTAGATGAAATATTGTTCTTAACAAATAGATCCATACTTGGATATTTCATCACAATAGAAATACCAGATCCCATATCAATAATGTTCTCATGACCTTCTTGTTTATTTACTTTGATATCATCAATATCTATTTTTATTGGAACTGTAGTTTCGCCATCATCTGGACACGTTGCTGTAAGTTCAATTTGTTCTCCAACAGACTTGCCACGAATATTAAGAAATATATATTCAATGTCAAATAATGCTAATTCATCAACTTTAATTTTTGTAGTTTGAATACAATTTTTTAGAATTGTTTTAACTGCTTCGGTCATTTGTTTTTCATCCTCAGATTCCATAGCAAGAAGAAGAATTTTTTCTTCTTTAACTAGAAACGGACGATACTTAATTTTTTGTCCAGTAGATGGAAGTTCCAACTCATATGTTGGCGTAACAAGTTTTGGTAAAGGCATAACAACTCCTTATAATATAGAATAATTATCTGTGATTATTTATTAATGATTTACAGCATCTCGAACACCGTTAAAGACACTATTGAATCCAGTCAAAGCACTTGTGGTAAAAGATTCATATTCGAATGAAACTGATAATTTATTCAGAGAAGATGCACCAGAATTCAGCGGGACTGAAGCTATATTTGAAGGAAAAGCTTTAAATAATCTAGTTGAATGGACTGGCACTGCTTTATAAAAGTTAGAAAATTCATCTTGTGGATCATCGACTCCATCTATAGCAGGATCCTTTAAAATATCTGGTATAATATCTTTTTTTCTAAATGCATTTACTTTTTTTGTATAATTTTTACGGCTGCTTGGTGGTTTTTCATATTTAATAATTATAATATCAATTGCATAATCATCTCTATATCGTGTTCTCATTCTATGAGAAAGTGAATTTCCATTTCCCACAGGAGGCCCACTGTTAATTGCATATCCATGCATGTAAGCAGTCCAAATATCAAATAGCTTTTTGATTGTGGAATCTGCATCCATTATAAATGAAAAATTAGTTTCACTTAAAACAGAACCATACACATATTTTAACTGAGGTGTATTATTAATTCTATACTCACCAGTTGACATTTGAATACCAGGAATTGTACATTCATCTGTGTACAATCTCATCATCCGTAAAACATTAACATCAGTAGTTGAGTAAGATGTTATTAAAGCTCGATATAAAGATGAGAGAGGATTTATTTCAAATATAACATCATAAAAGTTATTTAGACTAAACCCATGTTTTTGTACTGCAGATTTAAAATCTGCAAAATTTGTCATTTCCAGATTTTCAGGATTAAATGTTATCTTTAATAGTTCTTCTATTGTCATTGATTAGTTTCTCCCCAAACTGCTGATTTACTATATTGTTGGTACATACCCTTTCTCCTAGAAACAAAATTCTCAGTCGGAAGAAATATAGCTGCTTTATAATCTGATCTATTTATTTTAAACAATGGTGTTTCTAATCCTGCAAGAACATAATAATGGTAACATTGTTTTGGAAATTTTGCTCGTCCATTTTCCAGTCCAAGAACTACATTCATTCTTGATCTGTGATTTAGATAGTGTAAATTAGCACCATAAAATTTTTTACCACCGTCTAAAACATAAACTAGCGGAAATTCATCATAATATTTTAATTTAGATGCATAGGTTGCCTTATATTCAAACATATACAATTCGCCGCCAGATGGAACCATCGTATCCTCTAGTGATCCCATAGTTTTATATACATCATGAGTAGTTGCAAGAGCCCGCACGGTATCTCTATACCAAGAATATGATCTTGGTTCTGTGCCTGCTAATTGACTGATCTCTTGAAAGATAGTTAGGTTACTATTCTTGGTAATTGAATCTCCACCGCGCAGTTGATTCATACCTTTAGTTCGTCCTCTGTAATTATTCTAAATTGCATTCTATTATCGTCACAAAACTCTCTAGCTGCTTCCCACTTAGCTTGATTTTTTACATACTCAGTCACTTCATAAATGTATGATTTAGTCATCCTTTGTTGTTTCTTTGGTTCTCTTGTTTGTTTTTTTGGTTTTACTTCAACTAAATATTTTTGTATATTGTCATTTATATCTTTAACTTTAATATAAAAGTCAACAAAATATCTATGAACTTTACCATCCAACGGAGATCTATATGGAATAGCAATTTCCTCAGATCCCCACTCCAAAATATTTTGATTTAAATCACAATATTTCATAAATTTTAATTCCCAAGAAGATCTATAAATAATATTACGGTAATCTCCACGATACTTGGATGCATTTAGAGGAATAAATTTTCCTTGCAAAGTATTCATTTATATTTTTTAAACACTCTAGGAAATATTTATGCCTACGGCTTCAAAAAGTTATTCAACATCAAGTGGCGCAACAAATATATCCGAAAGATCCCCTAGTGGATTACACTGGCCAAATAACCTAGTAGATGCCTTTGATTATTTACATATAGAAATCAAAGAATTTGTTAAATCAAGTGATGTTTTATATACTCCTGGCGGCGGCTTAGGAACGGCCGCACCATATAACTTTACTGATATTCAATCAAGAGGAAAATCAAACACAATTGCACATGTACTACTACCAGTGCCAGATAACTTACAATATACAGATCAACCAACATGGAACGAAGACGACGTTGGAGTTATTGGCAAAATGCTTCCAGCAATGGCAAAGGGATTGTTAGACGGAGATGCTGGAGGGGCCAGCAGTGCAGTACAGCAGGCTGCTGGTGCCGGTCAGATTAGCGCAATCGTTGCTGCATTGGGTGATAAAGCAAATGTTGTTACTCAAAATCTAGCAGGAAAAATTGCTAATCCATATAAAGAACAAGTATTTAAGGGAATTGGCATGAGACAATTTGACCTCTCATGGAAACTTGTACCAAGAAGTAAATCAGAACAAGATACAATTAAAAAGATAATTAAAACAATTAGACAATATGCTCTCCCTAATTTATCGGGCGGCGAGGGCGGTTCTGGTATAGATGCCATAGACACTGCAAGTGATAGGTGGTTAACTGTACCAAAAACATTTACACTTAGGTTTAAATTTAAAGGAACTGATATTACTTCTCTGCCAAAAATAAAACCATGTGTATGTAAAAACGTTCAGGTCTCATATACACCAGATAATGTATGGGCTACTCATCTAGATAAAGAAAATAGACCGGCACCAGTTGCTTATAACTTAACATTAAGTTTTGGAGAAACTGAAATTATTACTGGTACAGATGTAGAGAAGGGGTTCTAAAATGTACTTTGATTCCATTCCAAATTTTCTTTACCCAGACTTTAAAGTTGCCGGAAAGTATAAACTGTCTAAAAATATTTTTAGAAGAGTAAGAGCTAGAGACAGTTTTAATGCAATATATGCATCATCTATCCCATACACAATTCAACCTGGAGAGACTGCAGATAGTATTGCGTATGATCAATATGGAGATTCGGAATGGTTCTGGACGATATTAATTCTTAATAACATCACTGATTTAAATCAAATGTGGCCGATGGCACAAGATGAATTAGACAGATATATTCAATTAAAATATGGAGATTACGAAAATAAACCAAGACATTGGGAGACCACAGAAATTAAAAATTCATCTGGAGATACTGTCATTGAACCAGGCGTGATTGTAGAAATGTTTCAAGATACCCCCGAACAAAATCTTACTAACTATAAACCAAAAATTCTTAAAGATAATCTTAGATATGTTTCTAAATTTTCTGCAAGAGGATCAAACACAATTGAATTAGGAAGTGCAGAAAATCTTTTGGTGGGGGATTTATTAAATCTACAATTTGATACAAAAATTATAAACATTGAGGTTATTAATAACAAACCCATAATAACTATTTCTAGAAATCTAGAATATGATATATTTCCAAATTATGCTATTAAATTTACACGATATGAAAATTGGTCCATGAAATACATTTATAATATAGAAAAAAATAATAACAATAAAATAATTTCAATGGTAGAAAAATTAGCAACTGCTGACAAACTTCGAGAAGTAACTAATAGAGACTATGAATATGAATTAAATGAATTAAAAAGAGAAATTAAACTACCAAAGTCAAAATATCTTAGTACATTAGAAAAAGAATTGATCACTCTTCTTGCATATGATACGCCATATAAAATTACTCAAGAGGGATATAGAATTTCCGAAACATCGTCATAAAAAAAGGGGGTCCTAAGACCCCCTTTAACGTATCAATCTTCGTCAAACTCAGCAAGTTTAGCAAAGAAACTTAAAGTATCTGATTCATCCTCAGAAGATATCCGAGGTGTTACCTCTTCGCGTACTTTAGATACTGATGAAGTTGTACGAGGAATTTCAACCTCAAAATCTTCATCTTCTTCAGTCTCCATATCCACTCTCTGTTGAGGACGACCTTTGAGAACAAGACTCATACGTTTTTCAAGTTCTTCATAGGTTTTAAAATTAGAAGCATCAGTGAATGCACTCAATGAATGTTCTTTTTTATAGATCACTTCCAGATCATCATCATCAAAATTACCAAGAGTTCCAGAACTTGCAAACTCAGACTTATCATAGTTCCAGTAACCATCTTTCTTCATGATCTTCAGTTTAAAGTCTGCACCTTGCCAGAGATCAAAAGGATTTACTGGAGATTCATCTTCAAATTCAGGTTGCATTGCACCCATGATTTTATCAAAAATCTTTTTACCAAATTTGAACAGGAATACCTTACCTTCATTCTGAGGATTTACTGGATCCTTTACAACATAGATGTTAGAGTAATAAGAGAGTTTGCGTTTTTGTTTACGAGCAATCTCTTTGTCTTTATCGGAACCCGAATTCCACAATTCGCGGTTCATATCTCCAACGGGATCAGACTTACCAAGTGTAGTAAGACTGTTTTCAATATACCATCCACCTGGTCCTTGGAAAGCGTGACTAAACACTTTTACCCAAGGAATATCCTCTCCTTCAGGAGCAGGAAGAAAACGAATCACTGCATAACCATTACCAGACTTATCCAATTCTGGTTTCCAGAAACGATCATCACCACTACTAGACTCAGTAGAACTAATCTTTTCAAGTTCCCTGGTCAGTTTCTCAAACGCAGAATTAGAATTTTTCTTAAGAGCAGCAAAAGACATGTGTATTTCTCCGTATTGTGTACGTATTTGGCCTTTGTGGTTTTGACCACCTAGTTATCATACCACACCGAGGGGAGCCTGTCAAGGCTCTTCCGTGACAAATTCCTTGA